GGGTTCTTGCTTCTGCTAACTGGAGACCTGCATAACATGAGTGAGAAACAAATTGGCGAATATACTTTTAGAGTCGAACCATTACTGGCTACTAAATCACTGGTTCTGAAAGCGCGATTAATGAAGTTGCTAGGGGGCGGTATATCCCGCTTGCCGGCAATTGCTCGCGGTTTTGGTGAAGGTGCGACAGATGAGCAAAAAAAAGAATCTGACAAGGCGGCCGTGGCTGCTTTTACAGATATTTTTGTAAATTCCGACCCTGAATCAATGGCCGCTCTGGTCAAAGATATTGTGGAGGTGGCAGAAGTTTCTTTGTCATCCGGTGGTTATACTAAGGTCGATATCGACCAAGTTTTTACCGGCAGTGAAAAAGAATTGATGGAATGTGTGGTTTTTGTTCTGAATGAATTATTCGGCGATTTTTTAGGCGGCGCCCTGGCCAATGGAGGCCTAAAGATACAGGCAGTGGGCAAAGCCTAAGTGAGAAAGATTTGGGGTTAATAGCCCCAAATCTTGACATGTTTTTATGGCGGCCTATTATTGCTGAGCCGCCAATTTATACACAGCGCGATTTAAAAGAGTGGGTCACGCTATCCGATGTTTTGGACGCACACGAGGCTTTAGATATTCGTGGTGCACTAAGCGAAAAACAAACCAAAGATTGAGTTGAATAATGGCTATTGTTGATGAATTGGTTGCAATCCTTGGATATGAAATCAAAGGAGAGGCCAATTTAAAAAGGTTTGAGAATAATTTAAACCAATCGGCGAAAAGAGTATCCACTCTAACCCAGAAAATTGTTGCTTATGGGGCTGCGGCTGATCGTGCTTTCGATTTGTCGCGCAAAATGGCTATTCCTTCTGGGCTAGCCCTCTTATACACAAAGCGAATTAAGGATGCCGCGCTTCAAACGGAAGGTTGGGCGCAAGGGTTCAAGGCCGTGACCGGCTCGGTGTCCGAAGCAAATGATGAATTGGCGTTTGCCGAAGAGCGCGCCGACCGATATGGAGCGAACTTAGTAAAAGTGACGCAAAATTGGTTGAAATTCCGTGCGGCAACAAATGGAACAGAATTATCCGACCAAGCGCGAGAAATTTTTGAAACGTTTACCGCGGTTTCAGTGACGTTAGGACAGACACCGGATCAATTAGACGGCGCATTAAAGGCGGTCGAACAAATGGTTTCGAAAGGCAAGGTTCAGGCCGAAGAATTACGCGGCCAGCTTGGCGAACGCGTTTATGGTGCGTTCCTAAAAGCCGCCGAAGCCATGGGCATTACCCCAAGTTGTTGCCAGCGATTTATTGCCGAAATTGGCAAAGCAATTGCAGCAAGACTACAATTTAAACCTTGGCGACTCAATAGACACGGATATTGCGACTTTCGCAAGGCTGGAAAATTCTCTATTTAAGTTGCGCGTTGCAATCGCTGGTTCTGGCTTCATTGATTTTCTTGCCAAGTCTGCGGAGGGTTTGACTAAATTAGTTGAGAAGATTGCATCAGCACCTCCATGGGTTCAGAAATTGGCGGCTACTATGATAACTTTGGTTGCTGCATCGGCTCCTTTACTATGGATTTTTGGAGCAATAGCACGCTCAATATCTATCGTGTTAAAGATGGCGCTGGCCTTTAAATCCTTAGCTGGCGCGCTTGGAGCTGTGGCTATCGCTCGTAGCGGCGGCAAATTAATATCCTTTTTATCGTTTTTTAGAAAAAATAAATCGATAATAACTGCGCTCAAGGCTTTGCGCTTTGGATTTGCAGCCCTGACGTCACCTATATTGGTTGCAGTGGCCGCACTTTCTGCCGTTGGATTGGCTCTGAACGATCTATGGCACTTCATTAATGGTGGAGAATCTATTCTAGGAGCTCTAGCTGATGGTCTTTCTAATGGCGATTTGTCGGCGTTTGGTGAGCGTATAGGCACTAATATTGTTGAGGGGATATTTTCAGTCTTTCATCAAATAGGTCAATTAGCGGATAGATTTCAAGCGCTTGTCAACGATCCAGAATTTTATCGGATGGGCGGTGAAATACTTGGAAAAATAGTCGACGGATTATTGGCGGCTGTGGCTGTTTTGGGTCTCTCTTTTGCTAAAGTCGCGGCCGGTATATTTTGGGGGATTGTTAATTCGCTTCTTGGATTTGACGCAAAAGCGGCTGTAACTTCCTTCCTAACCGATCTAATCGAAAAAATTGTTAAGGTTTGGAATAACATAACGGCTTTTTACGACATTGGTGTAAGCATGATGTCTAAGTTGTTCGAGGGCATGAAATCAATAGGAAAAAAAATAAAAAGCTGGTTTGTCGATCTATTGCCAGAATGGGCTAAAGGTAGCTTTTCAGCCAGCGCCGAAATTGAAAACGGAGCGCAAAACCTAGAAGGCAATTTGCAAAAAATAGATGGCAAAACTGGACTGACAACTGGATCAGTTGCCAATGTCAGTAATAGAGCAAGTCAAAAAATCAATAATTCAATAAACATTGAACAAAACGTTCAACAACCAACAAACGCTCCTAAGCAATTAGCTAAAGCGACCGGTGCGGCACTATCTAACGTAATGCCCGATCGCGCGCAACTACAAATTGAGCCATCACAACCATGAGCACCGTAATAATAGTGCCTCGTAATATTGGCCCCGTACCTATAGCCGCTTTTTTATATGAACAACATCGCTCAGAGGCGGAGGTTACTGATAATGCAATAGAAGACGGGTCAAGTGTTAATGACCACATGTTTATGCGTCCAAAGGGGCTTACATTAGAGATCGTTGACGAGAAAGCCTCTGACGCGTTCTTAGCCCTCGTTGAACAACAAGAGTTGCGAGAGCCTTTCGATATTACCTCTGGCTTGGCGGTTTATTCTGATGTGGTTATATTGAACATCGTGGCCGACCGCGAAAAAGGTACGTCAAAGATATTGAGGGCTACTGTTGATTTGAAAGAGGTTCGCATAGTTGGAACCGCAACAACCGTTTCATCGAATTTTGACGAATTGCCGCCAACAACAGGCCCGTCGGCAGAGGCTAAAACATTCGATCAGTTAGAACCAACTGCCGAGCGCGGCGATTCACAAACTAAGACTGTGGATGAAGATAAATCATCATCTATTTTGGCGGATGTGTTTTTATGATTGAATTTAAAATTTCCGACGCTGCGGATCAAAAATTTTCTGCGATTATAAACAATCGGAGAGTTACATTCAGGTTTCGTTATAATTATGTCTCAGAATCATGGTTTTTCGATCTCGCATTAGATGGTGATTATGTTTTGCACGGTCGTAAAATAATTCCAAATGTTGATTTAATCGATCCTTATGATTTCGGTATTGGATCATTGTTCGCCCACTCTGAAACGAAAGTTAGAGCCGGTCGACAAGAAATGGTTAACGGTTTAGTTAGGTTTTATCAGGTCAGTGAGGCTGAAAAGAATGCAGCACTGGCTTAGAAAGGTTCGAGTTATTTTTACAGGCGGCGGGTCTTTGGTAGTAAACCCCGGCACCGAGACCGACAAACAGTTAACTATAGAGTTTGAAATTGAAAAATCAATTTCGGGTAAGGCTAACGATGCAACCATTAGGATTTACAATTTAAAAGAATCTAGCCGAAACTCTATTGGCCGTGAATATACTGACGTGGAAATTGAGGCAGGTTACATACCACCAAATGGCGGTGATTTAACCGGTAAAATATTTCACGGTCAAATTCGTGATTTCACG